CGATGAATGAGCTTTCATAGTGCTTGTTCAAAGTGATAGTAGTTTTAGTTTCAGTGTTGTAGTTCAATGTTACAAGAACGCTCTGAGTCTTTAGGTTTGCAGAGATAGCACCGACGTTTGGTATTTCCAAAGTCTGGCCACTTGATTTAACGTCTGCATCGTAGTGCTTAATGAGTGGTAAAAGAACAAGGTTGCTCTTTACGAACATTAAGACTTCTTTGCTCCAAATGTTTGGGCGGAAAACGCCAGCAGCGGTTGCACCGATGTTAGCACTTGCTCCACCGTAAGCGGTAGTAGTTGTCATTATTTATTTCTCTTTTCTAGTTTTTATTCTAATGTTTTTCCTGACATTGCTGCACTAATTTTGTCGTGGTTCTTTTCAAACCAGACTTGGTCGTGTGAATCAACCATATCGTATACATTTTGAGGTGTAATAGTATTTGATTGAAATACGCCCGTATTAGATGCACCAGTCGCAGGAGGGACTTGTTGTTGTTTCTGTGCAAGATTTGTGAGTGCTTCTCGACTAGCTTCATTCCTAATTTTAGCAGTAAAGTTTGGGTCTCGGTAAAGATGAGCTGCAACATCTTCCATATCTTGTAGATAAGGTCGTTCTGCAGAAATCTTAGTGAGTTCTGACTTGTACTGTTTCATATCAGGATTGGCATCAAACCAATCTCTTACATAAGACTTCAGTTCACTTACGTTTTGTCGTTCAATGAGCGTGTTATACGCTGCATCTTCAGACTCTGGTAATAGTTCTGGAGGGTTTATGATTTGTTTAGTTTGTTGTGCTTCGTGGAAACGACGGTCATTTTCAAGTTGCATTTTGGCGAGTTTAACCTCGTTTGGATTAGTTGGGTCTATTTTCAGACCTTTCTTCTCCGCCCATTCTACGACTTCTGTGTCCGTATCTTGTGCTTGTGTTACTTCTGGGGTGTCCTCAGTTGCAACGGCTGTTTCCTCTACGCTGTCGGTTGATGTGACAGGCTCTAATGACGGTGTGCCATTATCGTCTATGACAATAGCTTGGTCGTCTTTATGACTGTCAGCTACCGCCTCTGTTGTTTGTGCTGGTTGTGTCTCTACGACGCCTTCAGCAGGGGTTGTGGTATCCATCTCGAACTCCTAATTGTTAAGTCTTGCCCAGAGTTAGGGGAGTAAACTGGGCAATTTTTTTAATTGGTTTTACTCCCCTCATCTGCAGGTACGACTGATAAGAACTGTAAATGTTCTATCACCAACTTAACACCACCCGCTTGATTAAGCAAGGCATAAGCAAGGTCTTGTGATTTGGCGTTTGCCGCATCATCAAATAATTGACCCTTCCTAATGTTTAGTTGGTTTATCAGCTCTACACCCAAAGGTGAGGATAGTAAACTATTAAATTGGTGTGACCAATCATCCATTCATTTGTCCAGTCGGTGGCATTGGTTGAGTTGGTTGTCCTTGTGGCATACCTTGTGCATTTGGGTCTTGAGTTGGCATAAAATGTGAAGCTAAATCTGCACCGTGTTGGGATTGGTCTACAAAATGCTGTGAGGCTAGTGACTGCATTGTACCTTCGTGAGCTATTGAACTCTGTAATCCAGCCATCTCTTCAAGTTGTGCTTGTACGTCTGGGTTAGTATTGACGTAACTCTTAGCGATACCTTCAAGAGCGATTTGTTCAGGAGTCTTTTCTTTCTTTGCCTTAGGGTCTTCTCCACCCTGTGCCATAGCTTGTTGCTGTGGGTCTACCATCAACATATCTACTTCATCTGGTTCAAGGTCAAAGGCTTTCTGAATAATAATGCGAGTGAGTGCGGCCTGTTCTACATAAGGATTACCAAGCATAGAAGTAAATAGTTCTTTCAAATCACGCATCTTCTTATTTTTTTGCTCATCAAGAGTAGCCTTCAATTTAACTCTTGGCTCATAGTCACCCTTAAACATATTTGGGTCGTAACTCTGCCAATCAACACCAGTCTTACCAATAACTCTATACATAGTAGGTTGTGTGACATACATCTGTACAAGTTGGAAAACTAACTTAGAAAGTCGGTAGTATCCACCATTTTCCATCTGGGAGATAATAATATCAAATCGTCGCCCAGCACTTGCAACCTGAGCTTTAACTTCAGTTGCGGTAGTTCTACTAGGAGAAGATATACCTTTAATGATTTCATCAACAGCAGTGGTTTCTCGGATTTCGTTCTTAATGTTTGAGCGTTCGTTAAAGGCATTACTTGGTATCATTGGCTTATTAACAGCCGATAGACTACCAGGCTTAAATGGATAGACTGCACCAGTGACGTTCTTAATCTTATCAATATAAGAAGCATACATTGGGTCGAGTTCCATAACAGGGTCTAGTGACCAAGAAACAGCGTCTACGTTCTGGTTAGTAAGGTCGTTTAGTAGTTCCTGTGGCTTAGCAATAGATTGTAGGACTGAAGTTCCGTAAAGTAGGCTTTCATCAGGTAGGAAAGAGTCAATAACAAATGGATACATACCAGTTGGGTTTTCCCAGCCCAAGAATTGTTGTCGTTCTTTGAAGTAGTTCTTAGACTTGTAAATAACAGTAGTTCGGTTGGCAACATACCAGACTTCTTCTTTAGTCCAGTAACAAATAACTTCTACTTGGTTTTTCTGGGCCTCATCACTTAGAGTTGAACCCATGTGTGTATCTTTATACTCTTTATCAGTCTCATCACCTGAACTATATCCGCCAGTAACCTTGTCTAGATTCTGGTATTTAGATTCTACTTCTTGAGTTTCTGGATTTATTACCTGTTCTGCTTTAAGGCTATCAATGTCGGCTAAGAATCGGTAACCCATGTAGCGTGCATTTTGATAATTAAGAATAGTTGCTGTAGGGTCAATAAAGAAATCTCGCAAAGGTACTACTTTAATCTCTGGGTGGTCAATATTCCAATAAACAAAAAGTACACTTGTGCCAATTTTGAAAAATATTCGTGAGTGAGTAATAAGTTTATTGGTCCAGTTGTCTAAATCCCAATAATAAGAGAATAATCCATTAAGAACTTCTACGTTTGTAGCTTGTTCTGGTTTTGTTTGCATAAACTCAACTAGTGGTTTGTCACCAGCAGTAGCGGCAACCATAGTTTCAACAGTGGAAAAGGACATTGGTACAAAAGTATCTGAAATACCGTTATATCCAACCATAACACGTTTACTATCGTATAAATCAGCCATATCTTGCCAATTCTGATGATAAGCACCAGAGGCATATTCCCAAGAACTGTTCCAACCATCAACAGCTATCTGAACGTAATCTTTTTCGGGTGTTTTGTTTTCTATATTTGAGGTTTCAGTTTTTTTATTCATACGTCCTTCAAGCCCAGTTATCTGCATTTTACCATATTTTACTAAAATCTAGCATATTTTTGACGTTGGTTTACAAGATTTTGGTTTATCTGTGGCTCTGGCATTGTTCCAGGGCGTTGGTTAATCAAACCATACCTAGCACAGTCATAAATGTGGTCCTCTGCACGAGTATCTATATCTTCTGGGCGGTTTTGGTCTATAGGTAGGGCTGGAACAGTGCGTATAAAGTTTACACAGTTAGAAAATACCTGTAACTTAGGCAAGCCGTCGGCAGCAGGGGCGAGCATTTCGTGAATTACGTTCTTACCTGCAAGTCTATCATTGTTAGCTGGCTGGAATATTAAGTCGGATTTCTGGAAAATAGTAGCTATGTTCTCACCAGTTTCTACGTTTCCGCTTTGTTTCCAAATTGATGGGTCGGCAAGTCTTAATCTTAATCCCTCAGACTGGTCAATCATTATAATCTGCTCAGCCTGCTTACTGACGGCCATTTCGCTCTCATAAAACTCTCTATAAATATAGATTCGTTCAGTAGAAGGGTCACGAGTAAACCAAAGACCAGCCGCAAATGAGTTGTAACCATAGTCATAAGCAAACCATCTAACCCAATGAGGGGGGATAACAAAAGGTGCAACAACGTGCCAAGGCTTTCCGTCTTCGGTTTCACGTTTCCACTCAGTAAAGGCTTGTCCTGCAAAAATATCCCAATCGCCCTCAAGCAAAGCCCTTCTTAAATCAGGGTTAGACATAGAGTTTAGGACAGATGTGTACTCTTTTTGGAAGTTTACGTCAATATGGTCGGTAACCTTAGCTGGAATAAACTGCCTACTTTTACCACTACGTTGCTCTGTATATATTGTCTCAGGGCTAACAATATCAATAAAATAAGCCTTAACCCAGGCGTGTCCAATGTTTCCAGGGTTAGTCGCACACATAACTTTCTTGGGAGCGTTAGTCATACCACGAACACGAGATTTCACCCACTCATACTCTTCTTGGGAAAAGTGAGTAAGCTCATCAAATAGTAATAAATGTATTTCGGCTGACTGGTATCTAAACATATCCTGTGGGTTCTCTAGGTAGGCAAGCTGTATAATCGAGCCATTTCTAAAAACAAAGGTACGGTCCTGTGAGTTGTACTTCATACCCCCACTCTCAATATAAGCCGCCGCCTGTTTGTAAATCTCTGGAACTATAGACTGCTTTAACTCTGGGATTGTCTTACGAAAAATATAAATACGAGCCTTAGCGTTCTCTAATCCGTAAGTAATAGCCTCAGCTACGATAGCTGCGGTCTTACCACCACCTGCCGCTCCACCATAAAGGGTCTCAAAAGCCGTACTAGTGTGGAACTTTATCTGTCTAGCACTAGGTTCGTAATCGGGCACACGTACTGGTAAAGCCATATAAGGATTATACCTTACTCTCGGCCCACATATCTTCTCTACCCGAAACGTGCTCGTGCTCTTGGTATTTAATAGGTTCGTCATCAGCTAACTGAACCACCAAACACTCTATCATCTCGACAAGTTCGTGCCCCAATCTAATCATCTCTTTAGCTTGTTTTCTACTAAGCATATCTACATCCTTTCGTTAAACACCTATTTCTATCATCCAAAGGTAAGCCGTGAACCTTGCAGTTTGGTCTAGCGTCTGGAAATACTTTCTTTAAGTTGGCTATTACATCAATAGGTTTTTCTAATCTAACTGGTTTACCTACTGGCGTATCTACTTTAGCTACGTTGTTTAATGCGTCAGAAATAAACTGGGTCTTACTTCCAACCGCCCGCCACGACTCGTAGTCGTCATTGCGTATGTATACAGTTACTTTAGGCATAATGTTTTATTAAATATATCATATGGGGAGTATATACCCTACAGGGGGTCTAGTCAAGTAAGCAAATT